AACATCGCCGCCCTCAGGAAACTGGACCTTTATCCAGTCGCCAACCACCTGCAGTAGAGTTTTGTCGCTACAGGTCGACTATCGACGTCAACATCTTGCGATGCAGACACGCCGTGCGTCTTTCGACGCGCCTCTCTCTCAAGTTCCAGGACTGCAAGGGGCCCAAGGGCTCCCTTGTTAGTACTGAAAGACTTGAAGAGTTTACCATGATCGGTCGAGGGATCATCCACGTAAACGTGGATGGGCTTCAGAGCTCTAACTTCGAGTCTCTGAAGATCCTCGCTCCATCTAGTAACAGGACGTGTGGAATCATCTGTTTCAAGACCGACACATACTGTACCCGAAGGCACGTATGTGACGCCCAGATTCGTCAAGAACGAATCCAGGTACCCAAGAGTATGATAAAGGTCATCTCGAAGGTTAGAATTGAACATCTGATTCCGGAAGCTGACCCAAGAAATCAGTTCCGTGACGTCGTCGCGGTGAGACGGCTCACGCTGACGAAGGTATACGGGGGAAACCTCGTATCCATCATAAGCGTCGAGACCGCACGATTCTCTGAACTTCCCAGTTAGGAAGCTCTTTGAAACGTTCACCTTGAGGCCAGAGGCCTCGAGATGATTCATCGCAGCGTGAGAGTGTTCTACAGGGATAACAATATCATCCCCGTAGACGCTCAGCCCATGACCCCGCCTACCCCAGCTACGAATAGTGGAGGGACGGAAGTCATTCAGCTCACGACAGATGCTAGTAATAACTAGCGCGGTAAAGACCATGGCCTCTACCGGAAATGTCAGAGCTGAGCCCATCGATGCGAACTTACGCGGAAGCATAATGTTCCCATCAGGGAGTTGTACGAACGGAGTTCGCGACAACCTTAGAAAACGCATAAAACTCTGGTTAAAACCAAAGATATGCTCGACTAAGGCCATCGAAACCCGATCGGAGGCGTCGGAAAGATCAATCGTGGCCAGACGGCCAGTAATTGAGCCTTCACGAGCGCCTTCTCTGTTGAAATCTTGATATGTGAAACCACATACAAGATGCCGGTCCTCAAATTCCTTCTTCAGGTTAGCCATAAGCGCCTGCTGGAGGAACTGGTTGTAGCTCGGTTCGATGCAGATAAGCCTAGGCTTCTCCGCAGTCTTCGGAACAGCAACCAACCGCGACGGAACTACTCCTCTCAAGGGAGGAGTGTCCGCGAGGGAAGACCATGTGGGACGGAAGAATTCATCTCCCGCCAACATGGCAGCCTGCTCAGAGATGAGAGTAAAATCCCATCGAGAGTTAGGACCGAATTTCTCAGAGACAACGCCCGGACCATGCTTCCCTTTCAAGGGAGAAGTCATGGCCGATCCGATTGTAGCACCGAATAAAATCTGCGCTACAAACGGGACATACGGGTCGACCGCCGAGGCGATATCCGTCTTCGTAGGGAGGGATCGATCGAGATCAATCCACCTATCGATAGAGGAGTCGACGCGATCTTGGCTGCAGACTTCGAAGATCTTCTTATTGATCCTCGAGATCTGACGTAGCCATCGAATCGCATGTATGTCAGGCGTTGCACGCAACTCGCCGTTCTCATGAAAGATACGACGCCAGATACCAGACAAGAAAGCTGGATATCGGACGCCGCCATGTGTCGCCCACCCCAGAAATCTGGGGAGGCGGCCGTCTCGAAGGCCCTCAAGAAGAAGGTCATCGAGCCGAGGCATGGTCACAGTCAAGAAGGTTTCACCTTCATGATTGTATCTTTCAGTGATCTCATTGAGGTCACGTGCAGGGCTGAATCTCAGAGCGTCTCCTGCATCCTGCAGAAGACACTCTAGGAGTTGTACCTGGCTTTTCACAATGGGCCCTCCAAAGGGTCTCGTTGTCCAAGCTATCAGGCTTTCTATGATCCGGAGCTTACGCTCCTCCGCGACAGCGCGAGTCCAAAGACGGAACCGATGGCAATGCCAGTGGTTCCGCTCAGGAAGATGAGGGACATCATGATAATGGTGTCCATCAGTTCTCGCCAGCCAGAAGTTTCTTCAGGTTGGCGTTCGAGCCAGCGGTCGCCCATGCGATCAGACCTGCAGCGAGTTGCTCGGCCACGACATCAGAGATACCCGTCTTCGGACGGTTAGCAATGATGGTGAACGAGTGATTCTGCAAGCTAACAAGACCAGTCACCGAATCGGTGACATTGACATTCTCACGAATGCTGGCCTTGGCGATACGGCGGGCCTTTGTGCCCGACGGATCGACAGCGAGGGTCGTCACACCGTCTGCAGTTGTGAAGTTACCAACGTTCGTACCCGTGAGGATACGAGGCAGGGAACGCGCAACTGCGTTGACGGTTACGGACTGGGGATCGGTGAAAGCCATGATAGGCTCCTTCTCTGTGTTCAATTGTTCCGGCGAACCGGTATTCAATTGTTATTTGGTTGTGGTGTTCAGTTGTGACTGCTCACCGCGCTCGGGCTAACCCAAGCGCTGTGAGGATCGCAAACTGGGAAGCCGAAAGGCTCCCCAACTGCGTACCGAATCCGAATGGAGTTGCTCTCTCACGCGTACGTTGCCTGGTGTTATAAAAGCCGAAAGGCCGCACCATGCTCTGCTTCTTTGTTCTGCTTCCAATGGAATCAAAACGGACGAAGTTCCACGACTGCAGCTCAGAGAGCTGCGTGGTGAAATACGCGTAATCGACCGCATGCCTCCCCGTAACAGGGGAATAGGTATGCGCGTTGACCAGGTTATTGCCAATGTTGACAGCCCAGTCGACGAGCCATGACCATGGTAGAATCTCCCACAAAAGAGTAGGATCATCCATCAAGCCAATTTGCCTCAATACTTCCTCCGCCTTCTCGGCGAATCCGTTCGATCTTGCATTGGGTTTTACCAATGCAGAGTATCGAGACGAGAATCGATAGTCCTCTTTTACGAGGACCTTCGTGTTAAAGGTAGCGTTAGCGGGACTTAGGTAAGTCCCTCTGCTATCCCATCCCTTGAATCGTGAATCCAGAGTATACGGATTGTCGCCAAATGTCGCTGAGGTGGTTCCATCTGTTGTTACGGATGGTCCGTCCCATTGACGTTTGCGACGATTCGATTCTGAATAAACCATTCGATCGATGGCCAGGAGAGTTGTAATCACTCCTGCAATATCACGAACGAGAGGACTCCAGCCGAAAATCACATTCAGATATTCCGAGCCAAGATACTTGGCGTCGGCTTTCAGAGAACCTCGCAAGGTTGTCTGAACTGAAAGTGATCTCTTCTCGAGATTCCTGATGATAGATGGAATATCACCCTTGAGCAGTTCAAGAACTGTGACAAGTAGTGACGCCGTCTGTCGTTCAGGAGCGGTATTGGCAAAGAGAGAGTTCTTCAAGCCAGTTTTCTGTAACTGAGACGTAGTCTCAGTTAAATGAGACTCAGGTAGGACTGATCCTACAACTGAGCCTTTCAGAGTGGCTGGAGTAACTCCCACATTAATGGGCAAAGTACCAATGAAGTATGAAGACCATACACCATTGGAATTTGTCCCACTGCCAATCTCACAGAACGCCGTTGGTGGGCATCTTAGCACTTTCGTGCTCTGGAAAAGATGTCCGGTGTCTGTGGTGGAGTATCTATCCAAGGAGACAGATCCTGTCTGAGTTTCAGCAGGAAATGCCGACGAAAGAACTTCATCGTAGTATCGTTTCCGATCTGCGAGTTGTTCCGCAAGCGAACCGGTTTTAACCGGCTGTCGAATGCCCCAACCATCAGATGGTTGGGTTCGAAGCACAGGATCAGCGTTAGAAACGCTCTTCCCTGTCCTCCAAGAATAGACGTATTCAACTAGCGTATCGTACCAGAGATCTAGCGTTCTGCTATAAGCTCCGGTACTGGTCGTGCGAAAACCACCTCCAAGGTGGACTCTCTCACGTCCACGCGAGTTGGATACGTAGGGCAAGGTATACCTCCAATCGAGATTCAGCG